AAAAAGTTGAAAATTAGAAGCCACAGGATGCGTTCTAAGAGCCTTAAAGGGTGTAGTTGATACCCTAGTAACCCCTAAAAACGAGGAAAACAGTGCATTTAAAATTAGTCCAACCAAAAGAAAAGAAGCAAATTCGTTCTTTTAGGCGTGGAAGAATTAGTGTCAGACAGGAAATCCGTAAGCAGCGCGTCCTAAGAAACAACCTAGAAAAGTCAATCTATAGAAGCCTTCATAGATCTATTAGCAAAGTAATCAATTCCAAAACATACCTATACAGAGAATATGGCGTATTTGAAGAAGCCCAAACTGTTAGGGATTTTGATGAAGAACTGTTGCCTATCATGTATCTGCATTACAAAAAGATCTTTAAAACCATCTTTAGGAACAACGAAGAAACCTACGCTAACATTAACAAGATGGAAGAAGCTGTTATATTCGGTAGGAACTATGATATTGAAAGACTTATAGATATTTATAATAAGGGTAGACTTTTATTCTTATCTGGAATATCAAGTAAACTAGCAAACAGGATTGCAAAAATAATAACGACAGGCAGAGAAGAAGGATTGTCATTAACAGCGATAGCAAAAAACATTAGTGATAAAGTCTTACCAATCGGTAGAAGTAGAGCAGCGTTAATAGCAAGAACAGAAACGCATAACGCAGCAAGTTTTGCACACCATCAATATCATGGAGTGCTAAAAGATAACTTGGGTCTTAACATGAAAAAGCGTTGGACAGCTACAAGTGACCATAGAACTAGGTCAGCACATAATGAAGCGAATGGTCAGATTGTGGATATGGATGAAAAGTTTATAGTTGGCGGAATGGAAATGGAACACGCAGGAGATCCTGCAGGCGGAGCGAAGAATAACGTCAACTGTCGCTGCGTCATAATCTATGCAGATGCCGAAGATATTGTGATATGATTGATAATGGACTACTATATATAGTTATAACGAGGATAGCTTTATGAACAGTAATTATACAAATGCTGAAAATATACTAAGCTGTCGTACCAGTGAGTACACCTCTGACGAGGATTCTAGCAAGAATGAAGTAAAGGATATAGCATCAGACGAGGAAACTCAACACCAAGAACCTGAAGCGATTGAAGAAGAAAAACTAAGTGTATCGGAAGAATACATAGAAGTTAAATCTGAAATCAAGATGACTGAAGATGAAGAATCCTCAGAAGATTACGGAACATTTGAAGGCTACGCTTCCGTATTTGAAAACACTGATCTAGGTAATGATGTCATTAAGACAGGCGCATTTACCAAAAGCATCAAAGAAAGAACTCATAAAGGTATCAAACTCTTATACCAACACAAATCAGATATGCCTATCGGTGTATTTGACGAAATCAAAGAAGATTCACATGGATTACACGTAAAAGGACGGCTTGCGCTTAAAACAGCAGCAGGACGTGATGCTTACGAATTATTAAAAATGGGTGCGCTAGATGCAATGTCTATTGGATTTAGAGCGAACCCTGAAGAAATTTCATACGATAAGCGTTCACAAAAACGCACTATTGGTGAGGTAGACCTGTTGGAAATATCGTTGGTCACATTCCCTATGAACCCCCAAGCGGTGGTTCGTAGTGTAAAGGCTGACGAAATTACTATCAGGGAATGGGAAAATGGATTGCGAGATGCTTTCACACTTTCTCGTTCAGAAGCAAAGGTAGCAGCAAAAGCTGTTTACCAAACATTTGAGGAAAAGGCTAATAGTGAGATGCTAATAGAACCTGACCACAGTGTTGAATTGGTAGAAGCCATTAAGAACCTAACTTTAACCCTTAAAACATCTAATTAGGAGAAAATTATGTCTGAAGATGTAAAAAAGGTCATGTCTGAGTTTGGTCACGCTTTTGAGGAATTTAAAAAAGCAAATGACGAAAAGTTAGACAGACTAGAAAAAGGGCTTGGTGAGGACGCTTTGTTGAACGAAAAGATTGCAAATATTGAAGGCAAACTTGACAGTCTTGAGGACATCAACAGCGAAATTACACAAGCTAAAGCTAGGCAAGAAAAAGCAGCCGAAAAGGTAGCAGAATTAGAGACAGTCTTATCAAGACCTAACTCTGGTTATGATGCCAAGCAAGTTGACGATTATTGCCAAGCGTTTGAACTCTACTGCAGGAAAGGTCAAGAAGGTCTTTCTGATGTAGAGAAAAAAGCACTGACTGTTAGCAATGACAGCACAGGCGGATACTTAGCACCACCTGAGTATGTGAGAGAGTTACTTAAAACAGTAACAGAGATCTCACCTATTCGTGGTATTGCGAGACTCCGTTCTACAGGTCAGCGTTCAATTCAAGTACCAAAAAGAACTGGTCAGTTTGCTGCACAATGGGTCGCTGAAAGCGGAACAAGAGCAGAGACTACTGGTTGGCAAGTTGGGCTTGAAGAAATCCCTGCACATGAGCATTACGCTATGGTGGATATTTCTGAACAAGACTTGGAAGATACAGTGTTTGACTTAGAAGCAGAAATGCAATCAGAGTTTGCAGAGCAATTTGCAAAAGCTGAAGGTGCTGCTTTCGTAAGTGGAAATGGTGTAGGCAAACCTGAAGGATTTATGACTAACAGTTCTGTTAGTGAAGTAAATTCAGGTCATGCTTCTACTATTACTGCTGATGGTCTTATTGCACTTGTGCATGGGATTAAGTCTGAGTATGCGAAAAATGGTACTTTTGTTTTTAACAGAACAACTTTGTCATCTATTCGTAAACTTAAAGACACTGCAGGTCAGTATGTATTCCAAGCAGGAATGATGCTAACAGGTGGAGCAACTAACGCAGTCTTAGGTATGCCGTATATTGAAGCAACTGATATGCCATCAGAAGGTAGTAATACCTATCCTGTAGCATTTGGTGACTTCAAACGTGCCTACATGATTGTAGACAGAGTTGCTATGGCGGTTTTACGCGATCCATTCACGCAAGCTACTACAGGTAATGTGAGATACATTGCTAGACGTAGGGTTGGCGCACAAGTGGTTCAGGCGGAAGCTATCGTTAAACAAAAATGTTCAGCTTAAAGGGAGTAAATTATGCGAGACTTATCTAATAATTTGGTAATTGACAACTCTCTTATCAACGCAGTCAAAACTGCTGCAGCGAATGGTACTGGTGTTGACCTTCAAGGTTACGAAAGTGCTTTAGCCGTAGTCAGCGTTGGTGCTGAAGGTGATACTTTATCATCATCAATATATTTTGAGGTTTCATTGGAACATTCTGATGATAACTCAACATATACAGACTGCGTTCAAGCAGATATTGTTGACGGCACTATTGCTGCAGGCGGTATTTGGTTGAAACTTGACGGCACTACTGACGGAAATCCTGATACAGCAGGTGGTCAGTGGCAAGTTGGGTACGTAGGCGGTAAGAGATACGTTAGGCTTGTACTTGCTAAAACTGGCACTCACTCAAACGGAACACCTATTAGTGGTGTGATTGTTAAGGGTAATGCTAGACACAGCAGTGACAACTCTAATGTCATTCATAATGCGTAACATTATGTAAATTGAAAGGGGTGGGGCAACTCACCCCCTTCTTAACGAGGTAAAAAAATGGCAACTTATAAAATTGTAGTACCAAAAGTAGGAGCAACTAATGCACTAGGCACTGAAAGCAAACTCTACGTTTTGGACGAAATAGTTGATGCCAAAGAAGATTGGCAGCAAAGCCTTATGGACGCTTTTGTAACAAACAAATGGGCTGTAGAAACAAAAATGGATGCAGCAGCAGATTTAGAGACAACAGAACCAGTAAGAGCAAGAGATGAAAAAGGACATTACATAGCGGATGATGAAAGCACTCCTGATGTGAATGAAGCCTATGAGGGTGGCGTTGCACCTAAAAAAACAACAAAAAAGAAAACTACCAAAAAGACAACTAAGAAAAAAGCATCCTAGACTCATTGGTGGTATGATAAAAGTAAGCAGAAGCTGACTATGGTAGAGACCATGCAAAATATAGGAATATGTAAATATGAGTGCAGGGTATCATCATTTTGTAATAGAACAGGGAGCGACATTCGGTCAAACGCTTACGCTTAAAGACAGTTCAGATACATTAATCAATCTGGTAGGCTACACGTCTGCAGA